ATGACTTTTGCAGAATTGCAGACAAAAATGCAAATAACAAAAACGACAAAACAAGGCGTTAAATATACATTTCGCAATGCAGAAGATATTTTCACACACTTTAAAACGCTAAATAGTGGGTGGGAGTTAACGGTATCTGACGAGTTAGTGGAATTGATTGGTAGAATTTTTATCAAAGCAACAGCAACGGCTAGAATCGGCGATGAACAACACCAAGCAACAAGATATGCTGAATTAGACAGCGTTCCTGTTTTAAATACTAAAGACTACAAAACAGGAGAACCTAAACAGGTGCAACAAATGCAAGTCCCACAATGGACCGGTGCAGTGAGTTCGTACGCAGGCAAGTATGCCTTGCAAGGATTGTTTGGCATAGGGGAGGAGGATGTAGAAGCGATTGTTACAGAAGATACGCAACGCAAAGAACAAAAAAACTCCCAACCGACAACCTTTAAAACTCCTAAAATAAGCAATATCCAAGTCGAGACTTACAAGTCTGATTTAAATGATATTGCGAAAGCCACAAATCAAAATGTCGAAGAGTTAACAAAATGGCTAACCAATACCTTAAAAGTTAAATCACTGGAAGATTTACGCACAGAACAGATTGTATCGACTGATGATTTGATTAATAAATTAAAAAAGAGAGCAGGGCAAAAAAATGATTAATAATGTAGTACTAGTTGGTCGCATGACCAAGGACGCAGAGCTTCGCTATACAGCGAGTCAAGTAGCTGTAGCTACGTTCACACTTGCGGTAAACCGCAGATTTAAAGAGCAAAACGGGGAGAGAGAAGCAGATTTCATTAATTGTGTTATCTGGCGACAGTCTGCTGAAAATTTAGCCAACTGGGCTAAAAAAGGTGCTTTGATCGGAGTTACGGGTCGTATTCAGACACGTAACTACGAAAACCAACAAGAACAACGTGTCTATGTGACGGAAGTTGTTGCAGAGAGTTTCCAAATGTTGGAAAGTCGAAATAGCCAGCAACAATCTGGTCAAGATAACTCTTCGCAAAACGATAACAGTCAACCGTTTGGCAATTCAAACCCAATGGATATTTCAGACGATGATCTGCCGTTTTAAATGATATGGCTAACAGATATAGACAAAGGATATATGCGGTCTACGACGGAGACTCTTTTGTAGATGTTGGCACAAAGCATGAGCTAGCAGAAAGACTTGGTGTTACCGCTGACACAATAGTTTTTATAGCGTCGCCAGCTCATAAAAAGAGGAGACCAGATGGCAGACACGCAGAGTTTATAGGATACGAAGACGAATTGGAGGAGTAGTGGTTAAGTTTATAATACCGATTGAGCCAAAACCGCAAAAACGCCCACGCTTTAGCAGATGGAGTGGAGCTTACGAGGATGGAGATATGATGGCATGGCGGAAGCAGGTCACAGACTATGTTAAAAATAATTACGAAGGGCCTTATTTTGACGACGGTTTAAAAGTTGATGTTACTTTTTATCTAAAAGCACCAGAATTGGTGTCTAAAAAGCCGTCAGAGCGTGCCAAAGATAAGACTAAACAAAAGTATCAGGATTATATAAATGAGCTCTTATATGTGCCAAAGAAGCCCGATTTGGACAACCTTGAAAAAGCAGTATATGACAGCATATCAAAATCAGAGGTTGTGTGGACAGATGACAACATCATTGTCGAGCACACTACACGTAAGCTGTATAGCCCAAATCCCAGAATCGAGGTAAAAATAAACGAATTATGACACTAGTAGATGATTTTTACAAACAAATGGAGCCGTCAATTAAAGCGTTTTTAGACGATAACATTACCATCGCAGACAAAGAAGAAGCTGACAGAGTCTATAGATCTGTCAAATACTATAAAAAACTAAACAGATTGCCGCCACCTGATGTATTGGAGTGGTTCCAACGAATCTACACGACAGAGGAAATGATAATGTTAATCAAGCAGTCTTACCGCCTTAAACAAAAAAAGACAGATGAGGATGACAAGATTTACGAAAAGTGGATGTTTAAAAACTACGGTGACGTTAAGCTCGTTAAAAAAATCAAACGCATGGACGCACTAGAAAGAGCTCGGAGAATGGGTCTATGAAAAGACACAGACAGTGGCATAACGATATTAAATATACACCTAGATCTTACGATAATCTGTTGCCTTATGATATATCAGAGTTGTTAATAGCTCACAGATGCAAAATAAAGACGTCTGATGACGTTTTAGCAGATAGGATAGGTATTTATACTTGGCAATTAAAAGCGCTCTTAGAACGCAGAATATTGCCAAATGAGAGCGTGTGTAAAACGATAGTAAATTATTTGAGGGAGGTGGAGTGATGACAGATAAAATTAATCCAGAATCAATGCAAGTAGCATTTGATAAAAACTATCAAACATTTTTAGATAAAAACGCAGATTACGGCAACTCTTTTGAAAAGTCGCTTGATGAGCTTGGAATCGTTGCAGGAGTGGTCAGAATCGGCGATAAATACAACAGGGTGTGTAATCTTATCAAAAACAAACAAAACGTCTCAGAGAGCATATCAGACACGTTAAACGACATGGCTAATTATTGCATGATGTTAGCGGTTTGGTTGGAGGTTAAGGATGATACCAAATTTTAGAGCGTTTAACAAAAAGATCCAAAAAATGTATGGTGTTGACGGCTTTAAATCAAGTGAACGCAAAATATACAGATGCAGCTTAGCAGATGATGAGTTTCGCTCTGGTCGCTTAGAGACGTTTCATTTTGTCGAGGATAACCTTGATGATTATATTCTCATGCAATCCACAGGGCTATTTGATAAAAACGGTGTTGAGATTTTTGAGGGAGATGTGGTCGAATATGACGACGGAGAATATTTGTTCGCTGGAAAAGTAGTTAAAACAGTATTTGGAACATATGTAAAATCTTACAGTTTTTTCTCGTTTGAAGATTTTTCGGACGAAAATACAATGACCGCAGACGTTGAAATCATCGGCAACATTTACGAAGAAAGCGTGGAAGAATGACGATAGATGAAGCGTTGCAAAATTTACGTGATAACTTTAATAAAATAATGAATGTCCTAAAAAGCGATTGGAAAGCACTATTGTTTCTTGCAATCGCAATATTTGGGATGATGCTAACTGTGTCGTATTTTAGCTATCGCGACGCACGACAATATTACGAGTCGCAAATCACAGGACTACGTACACAGCTAAGCAGGACACAAAAGCAGCTTAAACGTGCTAGCGAAGATAGAGCTAGACAGACAAAGCGAATTGCGGAATTTACGCACAACGGAGGGTAACATGATTAAGATCGATGAGATACATCGCATACTAGGCATCGACGAAGTTTATAAAGCACCCAAACGACTTACGGACATACTCTTTGATAAAGATAGTCGTGAGGATATATTTAGACAGTTTTTGGATATTGAGACAGATCTATCTTATGACTGGTTTATGCGATATTTTGAGGATGAGCATGCCGATCGTAAAAATAAAAAGCAAGATTTTACTCCGCTAAGTGTATCTAAGTTACTGACTGGATTGGTAAGCGGGCACACATACCATGAGAGCGCAGTAGGCACAGGAGGAATCCTCATACAAGCATGGCAAAGACATAGGATATCATCAAATCCTTTTACATACAAACCAAGCGATTATTGGTATCAAGTAGAGGAGTTATCTGATAGAGCAGTACCGTTTCTACTCTTTAATATGTCTATAAGAGGGATAAATGGTGTGGTGGTGCATGGTGACTCTTTAACAAGACAAGTTAAAAACATTTATTTTTTGCAAAATACAAAAGACGACATGCTGAGTTTTAGTGATATTAACGTTATGCCAAGGACTCAAGATATTGAGCAAGAATTTAATGTCAAAGAGTGGATTGGTGATGCGATAGTGCATGTAGAGAGTAAGTTAAATGCGAGGTAACAAAATGAACATTGAAGAAGCTATTAAAAAGATAAGAGAACTAGAGGCGTTTAATTATTTCGACTTTAAAGGTAATTTAATTAAACGAATTGATGTATTAGGTATCATCGACCAACTAAAAATTATAGTACAACAATGTGTTGCAGATTGGTACGAAAAGCATAAAGATAATTTGGAATATGATTTATATTTATATCAAATGTCAATCTATGATGAAAAAGTTGAAGAAGATGATTTTTATTATTGGATGCAAAAATCAAAGAATCCAGTTCGTACTCTTATTAATATGCACCAATTTGGCTATGAAATCGAGCAAGAGCAGCTGTATACAGTTGATTTGCCAAACGGTCAGCCTTTAGTACGCGGTAAAAACACTTTGTATTTTAGTCAAAATCTAACAGCCGAAAATGCAAAACTCACTGAATCAGAAATCCGAAAAGACTTCGAGTGGGCTTGGCAATTTGCGAAAGAGGTGACTGAATGACTGAAGAGTTAGGAGTGTTATATAGCGAAAAATGGCATAAGTATTATTTATATAAAACTTGCAGGTATATATCTTATGTTGATAATCCACATCAGGCTACTAAATGCACCCGCAAACAAGCAGAACAGTTTCCACAGTTTAAATGGGTATCGCTGACAAAATTATAACCCCACGCAAGCGCTCAAGAGCCTGCGATGGCTCTGTGGGGGTGGACCGAAATTAAAAAATAGAAACGAGAACCTCCTTACACCAAAACAAATCTAAAGCGGGTTATCGGTCATCCGTGATTATCCAAGGCGTCGCTAATGCTTTAACACGACATCGTGCGCCTGTGTCAAAAAACAAAGGAAAGAGAGGACTTTTCTCCACAAAACAAAAAGACGTCCATACGGAACGCCCCCTTGGTTAAATTTAAGCTTAAATAAATTATACCACATTGGGGGGGGCTTTCATGACGTTTTTTCCAGAGATTGATATCCAAAAAACAAAATCTAATGCCAAGCGTAAATTGAGAGAGTATCCACGCTGGCGAAGGATAGCTAATGACGTAGATACTCAAAAAGTTACAGCTACTTACTCATTTGAGCCAAGACAACCGCATGGAGTTCCTAGCAAACCAGTTGAGAGACTAGCACTAAACCGTGTGTCAGCAGAACAAGAGCTGGATGCGATTGAGAGAGCAGTCAACGGGATATTTGATCCAGAGTATAGATTGATACTGATTGACAAGTATTTGCTCACATATCCAAAGACTGATTGTGATATTTATACAAAACTTGGTTATGAAAAAAGCCAGTATTACAACATGCTAGATAATGCTTTATTGTCGTTCTCAGAGCTATATAAAGAGGGAATGTTGCTTGTCGAGAAATTGGAAAAAAGCTGGAATTAATATGGAATAATTATGTACTTTATATATAATTATTCATGTTATTATAGTATTATCAAAATAACAAGAAGAGATAACCTTTTAACCAATTGGCTATTTATTTAGTCGCCAACTTTAACTACAATCAAACTTGTTATTTTGTAGCCTGATGGCGGTACAGCGAGTTGAGACGACAACTGGGTATGCAGGTTCGATTCCTGCCGTCTCAATCAGCGCCCAGAAGAGGCGCGACCCAGTATCCCGAAAGGCAGTCACGCACTGATATACTGGTTTTTACTTGGTTGATAGTCATATTCCTACCAATGACGATTGGTAAAAAAGATACATAGATCGGCTGTATAGTCTACGTGTACGTATTCACAACAGATTGACTCATTTGATTAACCACAAGTAAAACAAGGGTCGCAACCTTGCTTGTGGTTAGTAGACCTAGTGGTCGTTTATGCACGTTCGATTCGTGCAAGGTCTGTTTGTAGCTATGTACGGATAAATAATAGCCTTAGTGTCCTTCGGGAGCTAAGTCGTACTAAATGCTACAAAATTGGAACATGAATCGTGATTGGAAAACGGTGGAGGTAGCGCCTTGCTTCGGGACGTTAGCTAAGTCCGAAAACTCTTTGCGAAGAGCCAGAAGAAGATGTGTCGGTTCGATTCCGACTGTTCCTGTAACAAGTTAGCTTAAAGCGTAAGTAATTGGTAGACGTACCGAGGAGGGGCGCATGCGCAAAGCGCTGGGCTGATAACCCAGAGATGGAGGTTCGAATCCTCTGCTTGTGGTAAAACAGACCGACATAGATGTCGGGCTGAAGTCACACAATCGTGTGGCTTTTTATTATGGATTGGAGGTGGTGGAAAATCGCATACGAGGAATTAACCGAAAAACAACAGCGTTTTGTGGATAAGTACATCACCACATTTAACGCTACTGAGTCTGCAAAACAAGCTGGATATTCTGAAAAAAGCGCTTATAGCCAAGGTCAACGCTTGTTGAAAAATGTTGAAATTCAAAAAGCAATGAAGGAACGTTTTTTGGAGGCAAAAGATACTAATGGAGACCGTATTCAAGATGTTGCAGAAACGTTGGAACAAGATACATCGATAGCCCGTGGAGAAATCCAAATATCTGAATTCAAAGAAACAGATATGCTGACAGGTCAAGTGGTTATCCACACGAAAAGAGAATATACCCCAAGTCACGAAGAACAGGGTAGGGCTAGGGATAGAATTTATAAAGTTAATGGAGCTTACTCAGAAAAACGTGAATTAGAGCATTCTGGAACGGTGGTGTTTGCAAATGAAGACAACATCCCTGATTAAAGTAGATTTGCCATCAACAATCGGTATAGGTTATGGCGCTTTTTGGCGGTCTAGAAATTTTTATCGAGTAGTTAAAGGTAGCCGCGGATCTAAAAAATCTAAAACGACTGCTTTAAATTTTATCGTTAGATTGCTGAAGTATCCGTGGGCTAACTTATTGGTCATCCGTAGATACTCAAACACTAACAAACAATCTACTTATACCGATTTTAAATGGGCGTGTAATCAATTAAAGGTTACACACCTTTTTAAGTTTAATGAGAGCTTGCCAGAGATAACCGTCAAGGCAACAGGACAAAAAATCCTATTCCGTGGTCTTGATGATGAACTCAAGATAACATCTATTACTGTTGATGTCGGTTTGCTCTGTTGGGCATGGTTCGAGGAGGCTTATCAAATTGAGACCGAAGATAAGTTTTCAACAGTTGTCGAATCAATCCGCGGTAGTTTAGATGCTCCTGATTTTTTTAAACAAATAACAGTCACGTTCAACCCGTGGTCAGAAAGACATTGGCTTAAACGTGTCTTTTTTGACGAAGAAACTAAACGGGCCGATACATTTTCTGGGACTACAACATTTAGAGTAAACGAATGGCTTGATGATGTCGATAAAAGACGCTACGAAGATTTGTACAAGACTAATCCAAGGCGGGCTAGAATCGTCTGTGATGGTGAATGGGGCGTTGCTGAAGGTCTTGTTTTTGATAACTTTGAAGTCGTAGATTTTGATGTTGAAAAAACAATTCAACGTGTCAAAGAGACTTCAGCTGGTATGGACTTTGGTTTTACTCAAGACCCTACAACTCTTATATGTGTTGCAGTTGACCTCATAAACAAAGAATTATGGCTTTACAATGAACATTACCAAAAAGCTATGTTGACAGACCATATTGTCAAAATGATAAGAGATAAAAATATGCATAAATCTTATATCGCAGCTGATAGCGCTGAAAAACGTCTAATAGCAGAGATAAAAAGCAAAGGTGTATCTGGTATTGTTGCCAGTCTTAAGGGTAAAGGGTCTATTATGCAAGGAGTTCAGTTTATGCAAGGTTTTAAAATATACATCCACCCTTCTTGTGAACACACAATAGAAGAGTTTAATACTTACACTTTTAAGCAAGACAAAGAAGGTAATTGGTTAAACGAACCGATAGATAAGAATAACCACGTTATTGATGCGATTAGATATGCGCTTGAAAAATACCATATCAGAAGCAACGAGTCAAATCAGTTTGAAGTTCTTAGGGCTGGTTTTGGTTACTAGAAAGGAAAATAATGTACACAGAATCATTTAGAGATAGTACGGGAAAGACTAAAACATTAGAGTTTAGGTTCCACCGTGAAGCTCGCATGAGGTATCAAGCGGAAAGCCTAGAAAGCTTGTTAACCGAAAAATATAAGCTACTCCGTGAAATGATTGAACACCACGATAAAGTCCAAAAACCACGCATACAAGAGCTTTTAGATTATGCAGAGGGAAATAACCACACCATCAGCGAAATAGGCCGTAGGAAAGACGATGACATGGCTGATGTTCGTGCTGTGCATAACTATGGTAAGTATATTTCAACGCTCAAACAGGGCTATTTGGTGGGTAATCCTATTCGTGTAGAGTATATTGATGGTACCGAGCAGCAGCAAGACCTATTAAAGGACCTATCTGTTAAAAACAATTTCCACCAGCTGAACCGCAGATTAGTAAAAGACCTATCCAAGGTTGGTCGAGCGTTTGAATTGATTTATCGCAGCATGGATGACAAGACAGAGGTCGTTAGACTAGATCCACGGGAAGTATTTGTTATCTATCAAAATAACCTAGAGCAATCAAGCTTAGCTGGTGTGCGGTACTATAACAAAAATCAATTAGATGGTACTACAAAAATTGTCGAGCTTTACACCGATAATAAAATCCTGAAGTTTGAATATGATGGTGATTTAACACCTATCGGAGAGACTTCCTCTCATGCGTTTGGTTCGGTGCCAATCACGGAGTACCTCAACACAGATGACGGCATGGGTGACTACGAGACAGAGTTGTCTTTAATCGACTTGTATGATGCAGCGCAGTCTGACACAGCTAACTACATGCAGGATTTGTCAGACGCGATTCTGGCAATCATTGGTCGTGTATCATTCCCTGGCTATGTCGACACTGCCGAAAAAGCCATTGAATACTTACGTAAGATGCGTAAAGCTAGATTACTTAACTTAGAGCCTCCTGTCGACCAAGACGGGCGTGAGGGATCTGTAGATGCCAAATATCTATATAAACAATATGACGTACAAGGAACCGAAGCCTATAAAAATCGTATTGTGTCCGACATCCATAAATTTACCAATACGCCAGACATGACAGACAGTAAGTTTGCCGGTCAACAATCTGGCGAGGCGTTGAAATGGAAGGTGTTTGGACTTGACCAGGAACGTGTAGATATGCAAGCTTTATTTGAGCAATCTCTTAAACGTAGGTACAAACTAATCGCTCGTGTAAGCCAACTGCTTAAAGAGATTGATGACTTTGACATCAGCAAGCTTAAAATCACATTTACGCCAAACCTACCTAAGTCGCTACAAGAAAAGATTGAAGCCTTTAAAGCATTGGGTGGAGAGTTGTCGCAAGAGACAGCTATGGCTATTACAGACATCGTGGAAGATGCTAAGAAAGAAATTAGCCTTATCAACAGCGAGTCGAAATCACGTAGTCAACTAGCGCAGAAGTTAGAAGAAACCAGTAGATTGACTGATAGGGAGTTAGCTCATGACCACCAGAAAGAGTAAATACTGGCGTGACCGTATCAAGAAAGAAATGGATGCTAAAGAGGCAGACGATATCTCTCTTGAGCAATCCATGAAGCAATTGCACGATTATCATTTCAGGAATATCGAAAAAGAAATTGAGTCGTTTTATCAACGTTATGCTGACAAAGAGAAAATAGACCTTTCAGAAGCCCGTAAGAGAGCTTCTGAGCTTGATATTTCTGCTTACCAGAAGAAAGCTAAGGAACTTGTTGCAAAGGCTGAGAAGCTACGAAAAGAGGGTAGAACGGTAACAAAAGCCGACTTCACTCATCAAGAAAATGCAGACATGGCTATTTACAACTTAGCCATGAAAACCAACGCTTTAGAATTGTTGCGCTTGAATATCGACTTGGAGATGCAAGAACTTGCCAACGGCGAACACAAGCTAACCAAGAAATTTCTTGACGAAGGTTACCGTAAAGAGGTTGAGTTCCAAGCTGGGCTATTAGGATTATCAGTTGCTAGCCAAGCGAATGTGAAAAACTTAGCTGATGCCGTTATTAATGCTAATTTCAAGGGAGCAAAATGGTCAGATAACATTTGGGACAGACAAGATAAGTTACGTAGCATCATATCTCAAAGCGTCCAAAGTGCTATCCTAAAAGGTAAAAATGGCTTAACTATTGCAAGAGATATTAGACGAGAGTTTGATGTGTCAGCATCTTACGCAAAGCGACTAGCGATAACGGAGCATGCAAGGGTTCAGATGGAAGTTGGTAGATTATCCATGGCGGAGAATGGCTTTGCTATGTTTGATATATTGCCTGAGCCTAAAGCATGTGATGTTTGCAAGGATATAGCTAAGCATGGTCCATATCACCTTGACAAGTGGAGAATAGGGGAAAACTCTCCGCCGTTTCATCCGTATTGTCGTTGTGCAGTTGTAGGATTGGATAAGAAACAAGAAGAAAAAGTGAATGATAAATCTGAAAAATTTGAAAACATAACACCGAATCTCATGCCGTTATTTAGTAAGTTTGCAAGTAAAATAACAGATTTGCAACGTAAAATAGTGTACTCTGCTGATTTAGCAGATACCGGGTACATTAGAACACCGCATGCGTTTGATATAAACAATACCTTGCGAAATAAAGGCTACAATTATCTAAACGTTGATGATAAACTAATTACCGACACATTGGATAGTGTCATCTCGATAAATTCAACTCCCAAAAATATAAAAGTATACCGATTTGATGATTTTGAGTTATTAGGTTCAATCAACGAACAAAACAATAATATTTTTGATTCAGGTAATTTTATGGATAAATTAAACCAGGGAGGATTATCATACACCAACGATGGATATACTTCTGCAAGTTATGATGTTAAAAAAAACGTGATGGGATATCGTCCTATTAAGACTGAAATAAAAGTACCTAAAGGAAGCCACGTTTATCTTACAGATAATGAGGAAGAAAGTGAAATTATACTACCACGAGGGACAAAGTATGATATAATTAATGCGAAGATAAATGAATATGAAGAAATAGAAATCACTATGGAAATAAGAAAGGAGTAAGCGATGGATTTTTCTGATTTTTTGAATAAAAAACAAAAAGAGTGGGATGAATCTCATCCAATTCCTGACTTTAGTGCAATGAGTGATGAAGAATTGCTTTATCAGCCAATGAGTGAAGCTTTAGTGTCTGAAAGATTTGCTAAAGAGTTATCTAAAGAGGTTAGAAAGCGTAATTTATTATCAAAATAAAAACATATTATTATAGACGGAAGACTGTGGTCGCCCGTCTTTTTTTGTACCCAAAAACAGGAGGAAAACATGAATCGTGAAAGTAAACCAGGTATGGAAAGCGTAAAAATCGGAGGGTTGACATACTCTGTTGAAAAGGCATCGGACCTGCAAGGCAAAGATGGCAATTGGGGTCTTATACACTACAAAACACAACAAATTAAACTAGATGACTCATTAACCGAGCAGCTCGAAGATCAAACACTTATCCACGAAATTGTTCATGGAATTTTAGTTGAGGCAGGCTATACTAATCACGAAGAGGACCAAGCTAATCGCATTGGTCTGATTTTGTATCAAGTATTGCAGGATAATGATTTTAGCTGGTTGTACAAAGGGGAATAAATATGAATAAACGCATCAAGAAAAAACGTAAGTTAGAAACAGCAGTTGTGATGCTTGTTGCAGAAAATGCTATGCAAGCAAAAGCTCTTAGAAATCAAAACAAACAAATTGCAGAGCTGAGAGCGATTATACAACAAAACGTCCAAGCAATAAATAGAGAGTTTGTAACTGCTAAAAATACGATTTTAGATAACCAATTAGCTATTAAGTTAATTGGTGATGATGTTGGTCACATCAAGCAAAATTATAAGCGGAAGTGGCAAAAATAAATTTTAAACTGGTCGAATTCGACCCCTTTAGAAATCAAACTAAGTCGTAGCAATACGGCTTTTTATTATGTCCAAGCATTGACGACGTAAAAAGCTATGGATTTTATAGTCGGGGACGACTTAAAACATAGGAGGTGCCAACCATGGCAGAAGAAACACAAACAGTTGAAACGGTTGAAGAGCAAGTGGTACCAGGAGCAAAACAACCGCAAGACGAAAAAAAGTATACAGATGCAGATGTGGACGCTATCATCGACAAAAAGTTTGCGAAGTGGAAGTCAGAACAAGAAGCTGAGAAATCGGAAGCCAAGAAAATGGCTAAGATGAACGAGAAAGAGAAAGCAGACTATGAGAAGCAGAAGCTGTTAGACGAATTGCAAGAGCTAAAAAACGATAAGACACGCAATGAGTTAACAGCAGTAGCTCGTCAAATGTTTGCAGAATCTGAAATCAACGTCAACGATGACGTACTTGGTTTAGTTGTGACTTTGGACGCAGAACAAACAAAAGCAAATGTAACAACGCTAGCAAACGCATTTGCTAAAGTTATCGCTGATGACCGCAAGGCTCTTGTACGCCAGACCACTCCGTCAACAGGCGGTGGTATCGCAAAACAAACCAATTACGGTGCTAACTTGGCTAGTAAGGCAGCACAACAAAGCACCAAGCTTTTTTAGGAGGAAATTATGAACAAACGTAAAGTAATAACATCTAAAGAGATTCTACACAATCTCGACTATGAGGCTATTTCAGTCACTTTAGATTCAGAAAAAATCGACAAGAAAGTTGTTCCAGCTGGGACAGTGTTAGCAGGTGTCTCGGAATCAGTATTTAAAAACCGCGAACAGAAAGTTAAAACTGTGAAAAATGGAGAAATTTCTAGCGAAAACAACATCTGCGGGATTTTGCTTACAGATGTCGATTTAACAAATGGCGACGCAGCTGGTTCCTGTGTTTATCGTGGGACTATCAATGCAGACAAGCTTGCTGATTCATCTATTGCGAAAAATTATGAGGGTTTGGAAAAAGTACTACCACACATTGTCTTTATCAAAGGAGGTAAATAAACATGGCATTGATCCACGAAATTATCACATCGGAAAATATCAAAGGTTTTTACAATGCTAAAAACAAAAATGTCGAAAACACGCTAGGGGAAAACGCATTTCCCCCAAAACAACAATTAGGACTCAAACTTTCGTTTATTAAAGGTGCAGCAGGCAAACCTGTCACACTTAAAGCGGCAGCCTTTGATACAAAAGTGCCACTACGTGACCGTATGACTGTTGAATTACTCGACGAAGAAATGCCATTCTTCAAAGAGGCTATGGTTGTCAAGGAAGCAGACCGTCAGCAACTCAGTTTGTTAGCTCAAACCAAAAATCAAGAGCTTATTGACACAGCGCTAGCAGCGATTTACAACGATAAAGTAACACTTATTGCAGGTGCAAAAGCACGTCTAGAAGCAATGCGTATGGAAGTATTGTCTAAAGGTAAAATCCATGTTGCATCAAACGGTGTCATGAAAGATTTTGATTATGGGTTAGATTCTTCGCAAACAACTAAGTCAGATACAAAATGGGAACAAGTAGATACCGCTACACCACTTAAAGACATCGAAAAAGCTATCGAAGTAATGGCAGAACGTGGCTTTGTGCCAGAAGCTATCATCATGAACTCTAAGACACTTAGCCTGATTAAAAATGCAAGTAATACTTTAGACGTTGTAAAGCCTATGGCGCCAGATGGGGCAGCTGTTACTAAAGGTGATTTGGAAACTTATATTGCTGATGAATTAGGTCTTAAAATTTTGCTTAAGGATGGAATGTTTGTCGGAGACGACGGTAAAGCTAAAAAATACTTCCCAGATGGATTTGCAACTTTAGTTCCTAACGGCAATCTTGGTTACACAGTATTTGGTACTACTCCAGAGCAATCAGATTTGCTTGGTGGTGAGGCAACAGATGCTGAGGTCTCTATTGTTGAAACAGGTATTGCAATTACCACTACTAAGACAACTGACCCAGTGAACGTCCAAACAAAAGTTTCTATGATTGCTTTGCCATCGTTTGAACGCTTGGAAGAAGTACAAATCATTAATGCAACAGAATCCGAAGAAGAAACTAAAAAAGAAAACAGCTTTGAAATGTAGGAGGTCAATATGCCTAGAGTAATTAGAGCATTTAAAGATAAAGTAACAAAAGTAGTCTACGAAGTCGGCGATATTTACTCGGGCGACCGAGTAGAGTTTTTGACAGAGGGTGGTGTTTTAGAACCGTCTGTAGACTTTGACAAGCTGAAAGTGAGTGAGATTAAAAGCAAACTTGACGAGTTAAGCATTGAGTATGATGCTAAACTTAAAAAATCCGAGCTATTGAAGCTTTTAAAGCAAACAATCGGATAGTTTGGAGGTGTTTATGGATGCAGTAAACACAAGTAGCGTTATAAGCAATGTAAAGCTTGATTTAGGCATCTTAGACAGTCAACAGGACGATTTACTTAACATGTTGCTAAAACGCGTTACAGACCATTTTAAAGCTAAATATGGTGCTGTCGAAATAGACAGCGCTTTTAGTTTTGTTTTAGAAGATTGTTTAATTGCTAGATTTAACCGTAGAGGTGCCGAGAGGGCAAAAAGCGAGAGTGTGGAAGGTCATACGACAACATACTACGACTTTTTGGATGAGTTTGAACCTTACGATGCCATGATTATGGCAAAGCTTAATTTAATCAAAGACAAATCTCGTAAAGGGGGACTGTACTTTTTATGAGATATGCAGATAGAGTTACATTTGTTAAAACGACGGATGAGCAATACAATCCCGATTTAGGTGAGTATACGCACACAGAGGTCATAAGTATCACAAAACCTTGTTTTGTGATGGACATGGGCATGGAAAAGTCCGTACAGATTTTTGGAGATTATCAAAAGGATCGTAAAGTTATCTACCTAAAGCAGCCTTATACAAAAGCATTTGATTATTGCGAGTATGAGGGCAGGAGATACAAAACGCAGGCAAATAAGCTTGGCGCTATTGTTTTTTATCTGGAAGGAGATGACTCTATTGGTGGCTGATATATCTTTAAAAGTAGTTGGAACAGCTGGTTTAAAAAAGAAACTTGAGCTTATTATCAAAAAAGATGCCGTCAAGAAGATTGTCAGAGACAATGGGACGCAGCTTCAAAGGAAAATGATTAATAAAGCGGTATTTACAAAAGGCTATTCAACAGGTGCAACTAGACGTTCTATTACCATGCAAATCGGCGATGGTGGATTGAGTGTCAAGGTTAAACCAGGAACTCATTATGCCGGCTACCTTGAAAGAGGAACTCGCCTTATGAGCAAACAACCGTTTGTTTTGCCAGCTCTAAAAGAGCAAAAAGTAAAATTTAGAAAAGATTTGGAGGCGCTTGTCAAATGATTAAAACTAGAGATCAGTCTATTTTTGACGAAATGTTTAAACGCATCCAGTCTTTAGGTTTTAAGGTTTACGATTATAAACCGATGACGGAAGTTCCATATCCATTTGTGGAAATGGAATCTACTGATGCGGAATATATTCCAAATAAAGATGACATTAAAGGTTCTGTTGAACTTATGTTGTCTGTTTGGGGGGTGCAGAAAAAACGGAAGCAGGTGTCTGACATGGCATCTGCTATTTTTTCGCAAGCTTTGACAGTAGAGAGTTCTGACGTTTTCCGCTGGTCATTAAATACTCGTCAATCATCTATTCAAATGTTAGATGACACAACAACTGTGACACCTCTTAAACGAGCGATTGTCACACTTAGATTTAATTTGAGATAGGAGGTAGAAATGCCAGAATCAGAAACATTATCCCCTGACATTCATACCAAAAGTCACGAAGATAGTCCAAATACTGTAAAAAAACAGGAGGAAGTAATGGAAACACAATTAGAAGCAAAACAAGGGATTCATTCAATCTTGTTATTTCGTTTGTTGAAAGAAGCATCTAGTGAGGCAGCAACTAAACTTGCTTTTCAGACAGAGCATGAAGTAGGTAAAAGCCGTGACGTAGATGGACAAAAAACTAAAGATGGTATTATCCAGTCTGTGGGAGCTTTAGAGTATGACTTTAAAGCAACATCCATTTTAGCCAAAGGTGACGAACTAGCAGCTAAACTAGAAAAAGCCATGGAGAATGGTGAGCTTGTAGAAATTTGGGATATTGATTCAGAAGAACCAAGCAAAAACAGCGACAGTAAGCTTGCAAGCGTTTGGGGTATTAGTGGTTCAACAAACGGAGAAAACAATAAATACCTAGCGACTTATTACCAAGGGTACATCTCAAGCTTCAGCGCTAAGAAAAACGCAGAAGAAAATATTGAAATTGAAATGGAGTTTGCCATCAATGGTGTTGGTAAAAAAGGGTTCGCTACATTAACAAGTGACCAAAAAGAAGCTGTACAGTACGCATTTAAAGATACAACCAGCGAAGAAACTAAAAAAGAAAACAGCTTTGAAATGTAACGGTTAGGTTGGATTTAGTATCTAACCTTTTATTTTTAAAGGAGAAAGAATAATGCAATTGGAAATTAAAGGAAAAACTCATAACGTAAAATTTGGCACACGATTTGTTGCTGAAATGGATAAAGCTCATGTTACAGAACGTGAGGGGATGAAATTTGGTACTGGTTTACAATCAACGGTTCCGTTTTTGTTTGAACGTAATGTTGTGACACTTGCCGAAATCATTCATGTTGGAACCATTACAGAATCACCTCGTCCAAGCTTGAACGACATTTACGACTACATTGATGAGGTCGAAGATATCGAAAAACTTTTCGACGATGTTCTAGACGAGTTACGTCAGTCAAACGCTTCAAAGTTATTTATGGCTCGAGTAGAGAAAAATCTAGCAGAGGTAGCAGCCGAAGCCTAAAAGAACTCAATAAACATTATTCTTCTCAAGAAAGCTTTGAGATGATTGTGCTTAATTGCATTAGATACCTTGGCATGACTGACATCAATGAAATCGGGCGATTAACTTTGTATGAATATGATTTATTAATGACAGGCAAAGCACTAGCGGCTGTTGATGAATCACATAAAGCTCACAAACAAGCTTGGATAAACCACCAAGTTACGGCAACAAAGCTTGTTGGTGGCAAGAAAAATAAAAAAGAAGTCCCTGTTTATAAAAAATTCAAGGACTTTTTTGATTATGAGGAAGAAATCCGAAAAATCACTCAAGAAATTGATGAAGGTTACGACAAGAAAGGTATGGATTTACTTCTCAAAGCTAACCTTTAAGGAAAGGAGGTTAAATGGGAGAATCTTATTCTGTTGAAGCGGTTTTGACAGCTGTTGATAAAACCTTTGGCAAAACATTACAATCGGCAATCCGTTCAATCGAAGGCTTGGAAAAGCGTTCAACCGGTTTTTCATCGGTGTCTCAAAAAGCTAGTTCCATGTTTAAATCCATGTTAGGAGCGAATTTAGCTGGACAAGCTATCTCAGCAATGACAAGGACAGTGTCATCAGGCCTTGGCTCTATGCTTGGCGAGATGAATAGTTCAGCGAAAGCGTGGAAAACTTTTGACGCCAATTTAGCGGACATTGGGTTTGGAAAAAAACAAATTTTGGCAGCTAAAACGGCGATGCAAGACTATGCAACTAAAACAATCTACTCGGCATCAGATATGGCTAGCACGTATGCACAGTTAGCAGCGGTTGGCGTGAAAGATACCGGAAAGCTCGTAAAAGCTTTTGGCGGTTTAGCTGCATCTGCTGAAAATCCGAAGCAGGCCATGAAGTCTATCAGTCAACAAATGACGCAAGCAGTAGGAAGACCAACAGTTGCATGGCAAGACTTTAGGATAATGCTGGAACAGGCGCCTGCAGGGATGGCTAAAGTCGCTAAATCTATGGGTAAAAATCTTGATGAACTCGTCGCCGATATCCAGGCGGGTAGGGTTAAAACCAGCGATTTTTTGGAAGCGGTAAAAAAAGCAGGCAATGATAAGAGTTTCCAAAAGATGGCAACTGAGTTCAAAACTGTTGACCAAGCCATCGACGGTATGCGAGAAGGCTTATCCAACAAATTGCAACCAGCGTTTGAAAAAGTGAACCAATTTGGAATTAGAGCGATCGAAGCAATCGGTAAACAACTCGATAAAGTTGATTTTTCTAAGTTTGCTAGTAATCTTGGGAAATTCCTTGAAGGAATTAATATCGATAAAATTGTATCTAATATTTCATCGGCGATTTCATCTGTCACTTCAAAGGTTAAAGAATTTTGGGGCGGTTTCAAACAAACTGGAGCAATTAGTGCTTTTTCAGGAGCTTTAAAAAGTGTTTGGGGAGCGTTAAAAAATGTAGCTAGCGCTATGAGTGGAGGCAGTTGGAAAAACTTTGGCTCTATTGTAGGCGGAATTGTAAAGCATGTGTCTAATTTTGCAAAAGCTATTGCTGATGTTGTCGGTAAAATGGAACCTGGCAGATTGCAAAGCTGGATAGCCACTTTTGCAGCAGTCGGGGGAGGCTTTAAATTATTCGAAAAATTAACGGGACAAAGCGTCATTGGTTCTTTTTTGGATAAAATTGGCAGCAAATTTGGCCTCTTTGGAAACAAAGCCAAAGAAGGAACAGACAAAGCCTCTAACGGCGCTAGAAGAAGCGGTGGCATTATTAGCCAAATCTTCAGCGGCTTGGGTAATATCGTTAAGTCTGCTGGTACAGCCATATCAACAGCTGCAAAAGGTATCGGAGCTGGTATTAAAACTGCTTTGTCTGGAATCCCCCCTATCATTAGTTCTCTAGGAACCGCAATATCAACAGTTGCGCAAGGTATAGGCACTGGGCTAGCGATTGCATTCAAGGGACTTGGTGCTGCGATTGCTATGGTACCGCCTACCACATGGCTAGCTTTAGGAGCGGCTGTTTTAATGGTAGGAGCAGCTTTTGCCTTGGCAGGAACTCAAGCTGATGGCATTAGTCAAATTTTAAGAACCGTTGGCGATGTTGTTGTGCAAATCTTACAACAGGTCACTGATAGTCTAGCCACTTTACTACCTATTATCGCAAACGCTATTGGCTCTATGTTGCCAATTGTAGCTGGAGCTATCTCTCAGATTGTAGGCGCAGTAGCGGGCGGATTATCTCAGCTCGTTATAGCCGTTTCAACAGGGGCATCTCTCGTTATAGGGGCTTTCACAGGACTTTTTGGTGGTATTTCTGGGGTTATTAACTCCATTAGCGCTGTTATCCAATCGCTAACTGGTGTGATTACCGCAGTATTCAATGGCATAGCTACTGTTATTTCATCTGTCGGTTCGGCTATCAAAGATGTATTGACGGGTCTAGGAACCGCTTTTGAAGGATTTGGAAATGGTGTAAAATCAGCTCTAGAAGGTGTTGGGGCAGTAATTGAATCGTTTGGTAGTGCAGTTAGGAATTTCCTTGACGGTGTTGCAAATATCCTTGATTCTATGGGTACTGCGGCACTTAATGCAGGCCGTGGCGTAAAAGAGATGGCTAAAGGCATTAAAATGCTTGTTGATTTATCCCTTGGGGATTTGGTTGCTACATTAGCAGCTGTGGCAAGCGGTCTAGGGAAGATGGCTAGCTCAGCTGGCGAAATGACAACATTAGGTTCTGCTATGAGCAAGGTAGCCAATGGTATGACACGTCTAGCAACAAGTGCTACGATAGCAATTACTGGATTAACAGTCTTTGCCACCACCATGGCAACTATTAAGACAGCAGTTGCAACTCTACCGCCAGTCCTAACGATGGCAGCGAGTGGGTTTACCACATTTACTACTCAGGCGGTGGCAGCAGTGACTGGATTGGCTGCAATTAATGCTCCAATCACTATGTTTAAAGCTCAACTAATGACAATAACACCAGCTCTAGCACAAGCTGGCGCTGGCTTTGCCGCGTTTGTTGCTCAATCATCAACATTTAGTACAGGTTTAGCATCTGCCGGTCCTACAATAGCAGCATTCAATGCTAATTTGATGAGCTTATCTGCAACAACAGGAGCGCTAGTTGCATCAATAGCTGGTTTATCAGCTGTGCTTTCTGTTGTATCAGCTGGCTTTAGCCAAATAGGGGCTTCTGCGACAGCAACTGTTGGTCAAATACAAGCTTTTGCTTCTAGTACAACAGTTGTTTCGTCAGCATTTGCTAGCATGCAATCTATGATTCAATCTGCCATGGCTGCAATAGTAAGCAGCATTATAACATCATTTAATCAAGCGGCCTCTCAAATGCAATCAATCTTATCTCGAATGCTATCTCAGGCCAGGACATTTGGGTCTCAACTAGAGCAACAAATGAGACAATCGGGACAGCGTTCAGGACAAAATCTTGCTCGGGGGCTATCTTCTCAACAAGGTGCTGTTATTAATGCTATTTCTAGCATGGTTAATGTTGCGGTATCAAGAGCCAACGCGGGAGCTGGTCCTATGCGTCAAGCTGGAGCGTACATCGGACAAGGGCTTGCGCAAGGAATGTATTCAGCGCTAGGAGCTGTAACAGCTGCAGCAAACGCCCTTGTAGCACAAGCCGAGAGAGCAGCAAGAGCCAAGGCGATGATTCATTCGCCGTCAAGGTTGTTTGCAAAACGAGTTGGTCAATATATCCCGCAAGGGGTAGCTATGGGTATCGACAAAAACGCTGATGTCGTTGACGACTCTGTTGGCGGGTTATTTGATAGCATCAATAGCTTTGATTTTAATATCGCAGATAGACTGGCTAGCATTGGAGCTAAATTCCAAGGTGTTGTCAAATCAGAGAGTTCGCAATCGTTATCGCAGCAACAAGAGTTTGTACATACAGCTCAACCAGCGTATATAAACTTTAGTTTAGGCGGAAACGAATACGAAGCATTTGTAAGTGACATCACTAATCAACAAGCAAAAATTGAAAAAATCAGACTAAAGAGAAGCAGCTGGTAGTTGTTTCTCTTAGTTTTTTTGAAAGGAGTAAAATGTACGAATTTAACGATACTATCAGAGGTACTCCGAAAGTTACTTTTAATTTAAAGACAACAATTGGTGGAAAGGTATTAGAAGACGAACTCAATAATGGTTTCGGTACCTTTAGGACATTGACTGTTTCTGGTCGTGATGTGGTGGACTTAGAACATCAAACAACAAGTGTGTTAGGACGAAACGGAGAGTATTTCCACAATGCCACAGTTGAAGTCAGAAAACTAGAAATAAAAGCTAAAATCAGTGGAAAAGATAACAAGTCAATGCGTTTACAATATGAAAAATTAAACAAATTAATTGTTAGTCACAATCAAGTTTTTTTATCATTTTCAGACGAACCTGACAGAAATTATCTAGGCATCTTTAAATCTAAAGATGTCCCAGAAGAAGTTTCTAACGAACAAATTATTGGCTTGGTTTTTATCTGTTATGATCCATTTAAAATGTCTGGTATAAAAACCAAAAAAGGGGATGTTGTTCAAAATGATGGCTTATTCAATACAAAACCTATCATCACTCTCAACCTCTCATCACCAACAGAAGAAATCAAGCTGCTACATGTCGAAAGTCAAAAGTATATCAGATTGACTGGTACTTATACCATTGACGAAATCAAGATTGATATGGCCACAGGTAAAATTACCCAGAACGGCCGCAACATCCTTGGCGATTTAGATATGGTTAACAGTCGCTATTTTGAATTGAGACCAGGTGTAAACACCTTAAAATGTGACAATGCCACCATAACTGCAGAGTTTAGGGAGGTTTATCTATGATTTATCTCTTTGATAAACTGGAGCAATTGGTCGCTACTGTTGGTACTGATGACTTGCTCTCATGGCACTTTAAGGTCAAAAACAATGATTGGGACCAGGCTAGTTTTGAGGTGCCAGTTGATTATGACGTAGAGCCATTTGTCTACTTTGGTTTTTTTAACTACGACCCTCATCAAAAAGAAGATGTCTTTAAGCTCTTTAAAGTCATTGATTACAACCTAGAAGATAGCAAGTTTTACAAAGGCTTAGACAAAGCTGAGAGTGATCTTGATACCATTGCCATTATCAAAGATAAGCGCTTTAGACAATCGTCCGCAGATGCTTGTATTGATGGTGCTTTAGAGGGTACGGGTTATCAAGTCGGCAAAGTTGAGGGAATAACAAATGTTAGAACACTTAGTTATTACTACATCAGTCCACGAGCGGCTCTGATTAAGATTGTGGAAGCTTTTAACTGCGAGTTCAATGTCAGGTATACCTTTATTAATAACAAAATCACTAGTCGTTATATCGACCTCAAAAAGCGCTTTGGAAAGCCAACAGGCAAGCAATTTGAACATGGCAACAACCTACTAAAAGTCGTCTACGAGGAATCAACAGATGACATTGTGACTTGTCTGATTGGCAGAGGTAAGGGTGAGGAAATCCAACACGAAGAAGCTGAGCCTAAAGATGTCGAGGGACACTTGCCACAGGAAGAAAGGCGGCAAGGCTACGGTCGAAGAATCGAATTTACTGATGTTGTCTGGTCGGTCGAAAAAGGCGACCCGATAGACAAACCAGCTGGTCAAAACTTTGTAGCACTAGATAGTGCAAGGGAAGAATACGGCTTGTCTCAAAATGGTGAGCTAAAACACCGCTGGGGTGTCTTTGTCAATGAGGAAATCGAGGATAAGACAGAACTCTTAAAAGCAACTTGGGAAGAATTGCAGCGTTTGTCAATCCCTATCAGAATTTACAAGGCAGAAATCTTAGACATTGGTCCAGAGACGTGGAAAGGCGACTCAGTAGCCATTATCTATGATGAGGTAAAAATAGCTTTTGAAACTCGGGTTGATGAGATTGATATTGACAAGCTTAATTTTAACAGGTCAGTCGTAACACTTGGTGATTACAGCGTTGTCCAAAATCGTGAGTCACGGTCTCGTAAAGAGGCTGTCCAAAACATGATAGATGAATCTTTAGAGACTATCACAGACTTAGGGATGACATTTCAGGAATTTTTGCAAGGCATCGAAAAACGCATCGAGACTGGCAAAAAGGAGATGGAAGACAATTGGCGCAAAGTTAACCTTGAATTTGATAACTTTAAAAAGAAGGTTGAGCAAGAAGGCTTGCAATTCAACACCTTGAAAGAACAAATCAAAGAAGTTGATGAACGCACCGATAAAGAGCTTGAAGAGTTCCGAGCCACCCTCAAAAACCTAGCGTTACCGGAAGAAGCCATCAAAAAAATCACCGAGGCTATCAAAGTTGATGACATCCCGTCTATTAAACAAAGCTTTGATGACCTAAAAAACAAAGTCAGTGAAACGAGCGAGACGTCCCGTCTAAACGCCGAAATTTTGGGTAACAACGGTAAGACCCGCTACAACAAAAATTTGCTGGTTGGCGACCCTAACCGTACCAAAACCTATGATGAGGATTACATAGAAGTAGAAGCTAACGACGGTGGTTTTAAGCGTGGCGAGACCTATACGATTAGCTTTAGCCAGACATGTGAGCCACTCAAAAAAGTGACTATCACGCTGGCACAGGCTAACAACAAGGGAGTTAAGTTAGTGCTGACACCTACCAAGGCTAAGATGGAAGCACAGACGTTTGAGGTCGCTAAGGATAAACAGTCTATAGAGGTTTATCCTTTGAGCTATAAAGGCGTTTTAACAGGCGACTGGTATAAATCTAAGCAAATAGATTTAACCGCGTCAGAGGCGCAAATTTTAGCTCTGGAGATGGCTTATAAAGAGGTTGTGGATGGTAAAAATGCTGATTTAGTTTTGGATTGGGCGGAAAACCCAGATATTATTTTTGACGGAAACGGAGGTATTTAATGTCAAAAGAAGTTGCATCAGCAAGGATACAGCATAGAGGCATGACCACACAAGGGTGGGAATCAAGTTCCGATATTTTAATGGAGCGAGAAATTGGAATTGACATGACTACGGGTTACCCAAAAGTTGGCGATGGTAAAAATAAGTTCAAGGACTTAAAAGACTTGCGTGGTCCTATGGGACCTCAAGGTCCTACAGGAGAAAGAGGCCCAATTGGCCCAACAGGTCCGATTGGCAAGACTGGAACGACAGATTATAATCAACTCCAAAATAAACCAAATCTAGATGCGTTTGCACAAAAAAAGAAACTAATAGTAAAATCACCAAATTAGAATCAAGCAAAGCAGATAAAAGCGCTGTTTACTCAAAAGCTGAATCGAAGCAAGAGCTTGACAAGAAATTAAATCTCAAAGGCGGCGTCATGACAGGTCAACTACAGTTTAAACCTAATAAAAGTGGTATTAAACCCTCATCTTCCGTAGGAGGAGCGATTAACATTGATATGTCTAAATCGGAAGGTGCTGGTGTTGTTGTCTATTCTAACAATGATACCAGTGATGGGCCGTTAATGAGCTTGCGGACGGGTAAAGAGACCTTCAACCAATCAGCGCTTTTTGTCGATTACAGCGGTAAGACTAATGCCGTTAATATTGTGATGCGTCAGCCAAGCACACCTAATTTTTCCTCTGCGCTTAATATTACTAGCGGCAATGAAAATGGTAGTGCGATGCAGCTACGAGGGTCAGAAAAAGCGCTAGGAACGCTAAAAATTACTCATGAGAACCCAAGTATTGGAGCGGATTATGATAAAAATGCGGCAGCGTTATCCATTGATATTGTCAAAAAGACAAACGGTGCAGGAACAGCCGCTCAGGGAATCTACATTAACTCAACATCAGGCACAGCTGGTAAAATGCTCAGAATCAGAAATGAAAATAAAGACAAATTTTATGTAAATCCAGATGGTGGCTTTTGGTCATGTGCAAATTCAACTGTAACTGGTAATCTAACAGTTAAAGATCCAACATCTGAAAAACATGCTGCGACTAAAAAATACGTAGATGAAAAAATTGCTGAGTTAAAAAAACTCATACAAAAAACAGATTAAGGAGGATAAATGAGTAGAGACCCAACACTTTTAATAGACGAGTCAAATTTAACGATCGGCTCAGATGGACGTGCTTATTATACATTTACGGCTGATGATAACACAAAAAGCGTTAAAATAGCCAACGACAAATGTATCGGTACAACTCGCTTTAACCAGCTCATGATTGAGCGAGGAGATAAGCCAACTAATTACGTGGCGCCCGTGGTTGTCGAGGGGACAGGTAATCCGACTGGACTATTTAAAGACCTCAAAGAGCTTAATTTAGAGCTGACAGATACTGCTAACTCTCAGCTCTGGGCAAAAATCAAGCTAAACAATCATGGTATGTTACAGACATACTTTGATACGACTATTAAAAATGAGATTTTAACAACGGCTCAAGGTATCAGAGAGACTATCTCTGACACTAAGAGAGGTCTTAGATCCGAGTTTTTAAAAACAGTGCAAGGTCAGCGTATCCAGCTTGAGAGTTTGCTAGAGCAAAAGACCGCTCAACTCGGCTTGACGGTCGATGGTCTAAAACTTGATTTAAACAAAGCAAACAAACAGACAGCTAGTTTACAGGCTAGTATCAATGGTTTGCGACAAGACTATCAAGACGCTGACAGGCGATTGTCTGCTAATTACCAGACTGGCATCGAGGGGCTAAAAGCCACAATGGCCAATGATAAAATCGGTTTACAAGCTGAGATTAAAGCCTCAGCACAAGGGCTATCGCAAAAGTATGATGATGAGTTGCGCAAGCTATCGGCTAAGATCACAACAACCTCAAGCGGCACGACCGAGGCCTACGAAAACAAACTCAATGGCTTACGTGCTGAGTTTACTCGCTCAAATCAAGGCACGAGGACAGAGCTCGAGTCACAAATTAGCGGACTAAGAGCGGTACAACAGACAACCGCTAGCCAAATCTCACAAGAGATTAGAGACAGGGCAGGTGCTGTCAGTCGTGTGCAGCAAGACTTAGACAGTTATCAGCGGCGTTTGCAGGATGCGGAAGATAATTACAGTAGCTTAACCCATACGGTTAGAGGGCTACAGAGCGACGTTGGATCTCCGACTGGTAAAATCCAATCGCGCCTTACTCAACTAGCAGGACAAATTGAGCAGCGGGTTACTAGAGATGGTGTCATGAGTATTATTAGTGGCGCTGGAGACAGCATTAAATTAGCTATCCAAAAGGCTGGCGGCATTAATGCCAAGATGTCTGGCAGCGAAATCATCTCAGCGATTAACTTAAACTCCTACGGTGTGCAAATCGCTGGTAAGCAGATAGCTTTAGATGGTAACACGGTAGTTAACGGCACCTTTACCACAAAAATAGCCGAGGCTATCAAGATTAGGGCTGATCAGATTATTGCAGGCACGATTGACGCTGCTAGGATTAGAGTGATTAACCTTAACGCAAGTAGTATCGTTGGTTTAGACGCTAACTTTATCAAAGCTAAAATTGGCTATGCGATTGTTGACATGCTTGAGGGTAAAGTGATTAAGGCACGCAATGGCGCTATGCTTATTGATCTTAGCTCGGCTAAGATGGATTTTAATAGTAATGCGACCATCAACTTTAACAGTCGTGATAACGCTCTGGTCCGCAGGGACGACACACACACTGCCTTTGTACATTTTAGTAATGCCACACCAAAAGGTTATACAGGTTCGGCACTCTATGCAGCCATAGGTATCACCTCATCTGGTGATGGGGTCAACAGTGCGTCATCTGGACGTTTTGCGGGTATGCGTTGCTTTAGGCACGCTACAGGCTACAACCACACTGCGGCAGTCGACCAAACAGAAATTTATGGTGATAGTGTACTTATTGCAGATGACTTTAGCATCAATAGAGGCTTTAAATTTAGGCCGGACAAAATGACTAAAGTACTCGATATGAATGACTTGTATGCGGCCGTAGTAGCTTTAGGACGTTGTTGGAAGCACTTAGCTAACGTCGGCTGGAATACCGTTCATAGCAATTTTACAAATGCGGTCACTAACGAGTTAAATAATCATATCAACAAAATTTAATAGGAGAAACAATGGATTTAACATTAAAAAATAAAGAACTCAATACACTATATCGTGTACTAGACAAAATCAAAATCACTAATATGCGTGCTAATCGTGGCCGTGCTAAGCTGCTTGCCAAAGTAGTCGATAAAATCAATGAGTATGCAAAAGATGAGACCGACTTAATTGATATGTATGCAGCTAAGGATAAAGATGACAAATTTGTCATTGATGAGCACAAAAACATCAAGCTAGCAGACCCCGCTAAACTCGACGAGCTCAACGACCTACTCAACGAGCTAGCAGACGAAGAAATTGTGATTAAAGGGGGTGAGTACTCCAAGCGATTTATTGACTTTTTAAACTTTTTAGAAGAGTGTGAAGATGAGTTTACATCAGAGGAAATCGTCTTAATTGATAATATTTTGGAACAATTTGAAGAAAGTAAAGGAGAATAATTATGCGCAATTGGAAAGTGACAGGAAAATACCCACAATTTGACAGCACAGGAGCAGTCGCAAGCACACATATTATTATCACTGCTGAGGATGGCTCAGTCATCTCTCAACCAATCAAGCAGGACTTAACCTCAACTAATGACACAGAGATTATCAAAGCTACTTTGGAAGAATTTAAAAAATCTGAATACGTCGAAATCGCTATGGGCGAAGCCGTGCAAAAAGTGGATGACTTAGAAAAAATCTCACAGGAAACTGCTAATACTGCCAAGACTGCTCAAACAGCTGCAGGATTAGCTAAGGTGTCCGCAGAGCGTACACAGCGAATGATTAACTTGCAAACCATCCACGTATTGACAAGTGGTGGGAAAGTTGAACCCGATATCTACAAAGGTATGTTAGAGCTTATTGAGCCTGCTAAACAAGGCGAGTATCAGGCTTATGACGTGTTTACTGTTGTAGATGAGTCGCACGAAGAGCAGGCAGGAGAAGGTAATCTTGTCTTTGTACACGTTAACGAGCCATTTACTTATGACAAACAGACGCTTAAAGAGCTAGAGGAAGAGGATAAAGTCACAGTCATTAAATATGCGGATTTGGTTAAACAAGATTAGAGGTGGTTAGATGATAGATTTTGTACAAATTGGTGCTTTTTGTGGCGCTGCTTTGTCTATCTTGGGTGTTTGGGGATTTATCGTCAATCCCTTTAAAAAAGCCATGGAAGCTAATGAGTTTGCCATGGCTCAACTCAAGGACTCAATTAAGGAGTTAGCTTATGAGCTTAAAAATCTTGACCGTGAACGTGAGATTACCAAAAAAATTATCGACCGCCACGAAGAGCGTTTAGGTCGTGTCGAAGATGAAGTCATTATTAATAAGGAGCGTATTGTCACGCTGTTTAAAAAAGGAGAAGAAAAATGAACAAATGGTTTAAAAAAGTAGCAATCAAAACAATTAAGACAATGGCACAAACTGCGGTTGGTCTTATCGGGTCAAGCATGTTGATTACGGATATTAACTGGCCTACTATGCTATCAGCAGTGTTGTTGTCAGGACTTACTTGTGTCCTCATGAATGTGTCACAAATCAAGGAAGAGGAATAAGCCATGCGAGCAATCACACGATTAGCATTAGTTATAGCAATCGCAATACTGTATGTGCCATTATCTGTGGTTGCTCTTATCTTTTATCCGTTTTTAGATAAGGAGGACAGATGACCTTTTTAGATAAAATTAAACAAGGCTGTTTAGATGGCTGGGCTAAGTACAAAATCTTGCCATCCTTGACCGCAGCACAAGCTATCTTAGAGAGCGGGTGGGGCAAACATGCCCCACACAACGCTCTGTTTGGTATTAAGGCAGATAGCTCTTGGACTGGTAAATCATTTGATACCAAAACCCAAGAGGAATATCAAGCAGGTGTTGTCACGGATATTGTGGACCGATTTAGGGCGTATGATAGTTGGACTGACAGCATTATTGATCACGGCAAATTTTTAAACGACAATCCACGCTATAAGGCAGTCGTTGGTGAGACTGACTATAAAAAGGCTTGCCATGCTATTAAAGATGCAGGGTATGCTACTGCGAGTGGATATGCGGAGCTACTTATCCAAATTATCAAGGAGAATGGCTTGCAGTTTTGGGATGCCGAAGTCTTAAAAAGTAATAAGGAGGAAACAATGACAACCGCAAATGAGATTGTAAAATACTGTGTCGACCTTGCCAATTCAGGCATGGGAGTTGATAAAGATGGTGCTTATGGAACTTAGTAAATTGGGTTCCTAACCCCGAGAATTGCTGGGACTCCCTTAGAGCATTGTAAACCACAACGTGTCTGGCAACAGAGAGCGTGACGGTTAAAAAATTACAATGATTGGGAAATCAGCAGGCGAGCCTCTATGGTAACAGTAGAGGAAGCTTCAACGACTAAGTGCTTGCAATCGCAAGACAGCACGGGGCAATTATGATATAATAGGTTAGATGAAATTTGAGGTTTAACCTATGAAGACTACTGAAATAAAAGAAATTGGAAATGTTTTTAATAACTTGAGAGTAATTAGCTACGCAGGAAAAAACAAACACAATAAAAAGCTAGCTTTTTGTGAGTGTTTACTATGTGGAGCTAAGAAAAATATGATTTTGACAGAAGTTAGGACTGGAAAAAGCAAATCATGCGGATGTCTAGCTACGATAAAAGCCAAAGAGCGCCAGATGGTACATGGGTATAGCGGAACAAAGGTGCATAGAGCCTGGAAAGGGATGCGTCAAAGGTGTACGAATCCAAATTACGAACACTACCATAGATATGGTGGTCGAGGGATTACGTTTAGCGATGAGTGGAATGATTTTCAAATATTTTTGAACGATATGGGTTTTCCGCCAAGTGACAGACATCAGCTTGATAGGATTGATAACGACGGAAATTATTGTAAAGAAAACTGCCGTTGGGTTCTACCTAAAGAGAATTGCAACAATCGTAAAACCTACCACAATAAGACAGGTTTTACCGGAGTCACAGAAAACACTTCTAAAAAAGGGCGTTATTCTGCAGTGTTTCATGTTAATCGTAAACACATCCAAGTTGGGACTTTTGACAGTCCGCTAGAAGCTTACAGAGCTAGAGTTAACGCTATAAAAAAATATAATAAAGAGCATAACACCAATTTAAAATATATAGAAGTAGAAGATTTATGATTGAAGATATAGTCTCATCTCTTGTGAAAGCAAGAGCTCGAAAGAGTGTTATAAGCTATACAAGTATTTTCAGAAATGAAATTACGGAGAGGCTTATAATTAAAGGATAATGCAGTGTGCTGACTTACCATGTTTTATCGTCAAAAACTGGTTCGGCATTGATTTATGGGGTAATGCCATAGACCTGTTAAATAGCGCATCTGCGCAAGGGCTAGAGGTCATATATAATGCCCCTGGAGTCAATCCCAAAGCTAGTGACCTTTTTGTCATGGAGGTAGCTGGTAGTCCCTACGGACATACAGGAGCTGTCATCGAGGATAGTGATGGCTATACGATTAGAACTGTTGAGCAAAATATTGACGGTAACTGGGATAGTCTGCAGGTAGGCGGACCCGCTCGCTTTAATATCCGCGACTTTACTGGCGTTATTGGCTGGATTAGATTGCCAGTTGATCACACTCACCAGACAGTAGATACAGCACCACAAAACTCGGACACTATCGTAGAGACAGCAAAAACAGGCACCTTTACGCTTGATGTCGCAGAGATTAATATTAGGCGTTGGCCAAGCTTAGCCAGCGAAGTAGTAGGTAGCTATAAGCAAGGCGATACTGTCAGCTTTGATAGCGAGGGCTACGCGAATGGTTACTACTGGATTAGCTATGTTGGAGGTTCAGGTATGCGTGACTACCTAGCTATTGGGCAGACTGATAAGGATGGCAACCGCATCAGTATTTGGGGTAAATTAAATTAGGAGTTATTATTTTATTATTAATAATAAAATAATACTGTTTTTCTTGACTTAGCAAATCAAAACAGGTAATATAAAGATAACAAATAACTGTGCCTCTGTTGTTTATGCTCTTGTTGTTTGTATTGCTGTACACCTAGCACCGTAGGTGACGAACAAAAAATGTAAGAGGAAACTCCAACCTCAGAAAAAGCACAGTTTGCCGGCTGTGCTTTTATTTTTGGACATAAAAAAGAGCAGGTTTGCCGACCCACTCTTAAACAAAAAATGTAATGTACGTACTATTTTTTGTGTAAATAGTCACGCACGACATCAGCTAAGCAATTTGCAGTGAGGGTAACCACAAAATTACTAACTAATGTGAGGAGGAAAATTTCCATACTCCAACCTCCTTTTTAAAGATTTGCTATTTGACTAGTTAGCTCTAGCCCATCTAAGCTACTAGAGCTTATTTGTTGATACAATTATATATTATTTTATTTCACAAATAAAGTTTTTGGGCGAAAAAATCACTATATCTTGTGTCCTCAAACAAAATTATATACAATTTGTTGTATTTTGAATAAAAACCAACCGCTCTCTTAGTTGAGGGCGGTTTTTTGTGTTATAAGTAATTATTTTTTAATTTTTTCTTTCATTTTCAATTTCTATTTCTCGTTTTATTAACCTATGAAGGAGGAATGGAAGTAGTGCTAAAATAGAACAACCTGTAAGAAATATTGCACTTACTTTGTCAGAACGATTAGTTGATAAAATGGTCGATAAATTATTTGATAGACTATTTGTCAAAATAGAAGCAAAATATAATGAATTGAAAGCCAGTAAAATAGTATTCTTCCATCTATCTACAGTTAGCTTTTTATATTCTTCCTGCAAACCATCATATGTTTTAATAAGTTCAAAAGCGGAAACAATTATCCCATTAAAAAAAATACTCATTAAAAGAACGATAAGTTCATTGTCATAATTAACAATATAAATTGGTATCACAGCTAAAGCCATTCCAACAATAACACTAAGTAACGATGCTTTTTTGGACCTTTTCATAAAATCACCCTTTTTCTTTCAATCTACTATACATATTACTCGATTCAATCATCCTCAACAAAGGCCGTTAAAACAGACTAATTTCTCAAAGTCCTATTTAAGGGACTTTCTAAATAGACGTTGTTTTTTTAAAAAATAGCACAGATAGTAGCCTATACTAATTTTTCTTCAAAATTTAACTTTATACAAATTACCCCAAATATTAAATAAATAATCTAACATTTGGGATAATGTTCACAATCTAGATATTTTTATTAAGTATAAGTTTATGTTAAGCCGCTTCTTCAAACTCTTCGGTTTCTAAATTACTATCTTCTTCGTTTTGAGTTGAATCTAGCATCATTCCTGTTTGGTAATCCAATTCAGCTAAAGGAGATACGTTATCTAATGTAACTGATGTTACTCCAAAGTTGTCTACACTTTCTTTTTCACTACCTAACTTAATTTGAAGTAGATCTCCATTTTCATCAATTCCAACATACTGTAGAACTACTTGGCGAGGAACTAACTCATTTTTATGATAAACAGGAGTAACTTTATAGTCTAGCCAGAAGTTAGGGTGTAGAGCTAACCAGCTATCTAATCTATTTTCATAATAGAGCATTCCTAAAGGATTTTTGTCACTAAAGCCAGTATTAAGATATTTTGTCATTGTAACTAGGTTTTTAGGCTCGTCATTTAAGCCGCTAAATTGGTAACCAACTAAATGGCCACGGTCCATTAACCAAGTTGTTTTTCCATTAGCGTCAGTCAATTTGTAATTATGCCAGCCAGGAGGATTGAATTTAAGTCCTTTTCGTTTAATATTAGGCTCATCTTGATCTTTTAGCTGGATGTGTGCGAAGGTTGGCCTTTGCAGATTGTCAAGATCGCCCAAAACTAATTGGTAGCTACCAGTGAATGGTAAGATTCCTGGTGTCTCAGTCGCCTTCGTTCCTAACAAAATTTCCGTGGTATCAGGGAAATTTCTAATTTTTCTGGCTGCCGTAACAGTACTTGTGGTAAAAGTGGTGAGAATAGCTATTAAAATAACAACTAAACCTTGCCAAGTACGACGATTTGATTTAGACATATCCATGTCCTCCTTTTATTATTTACAGGTTAATTATATCACTTTAAATTAAAAAACTTAAAATTAATAAAATTAATTTATCAATAATATTACGCTAAAATTTCTTTTTATTTAATATTCGCTAACAATCAATATTTTAGTTTGTAACAAAAAAGATGTTAATTAAATTTAAACGACCTTTAAATTTAATTATATTATTTCCTGTAAAATACGAATAAATAAGTAGGAGGGTAAAAATGCTAACATACGACGAGTTTAAACAAGCGATTGACCGTGGATATATCACAGGAGACACAGTTATGATCGTGCGTAAAAACGGACAGATTTTTGATTATGTTTTGCCACATGAGAAAGTAAAAAATGGAGAAGTTGTGACCGAGGAGATAGTGGAAGAAGTGATGGTGGAATTAGACAAATAA